GACTTCCTCGCCCGCCTGCATGCCAAGCTCGGCACCGCCAGCAGTGTGACCCTCGGCACCTTCACCCCGTAACCCACATCGGCGTCGCTTCGGCGGCGCCGTGCACGAATGCCACCCCGTTTCACCACCGCGGCACAGCCGCATTCCAAGGAGTCGCACACGCAATTCGCACTGAATAACGAAGTCACCATCACCGCCAGCGGCGAAAGCGGAACCATCATCGGCCGCGCCGAATACTCGGCCAGCTCCCCGCAATATCTCGTCCGCTACAAGGCCGCCGACGGTCGAGCCGTCGAGGCGTGGTGGAACGAAGACGCGATCAAGCTGAATTGATTCTCCCCCGGAAACCGATTACCGGCGCCGCTTCGGCGGTGCCGGCTTCCATGGAGCAACACATGGCATCCCTCGCCGAACAACTCCCCGCAGAGCAGGCGCGCGTGCGGGAACTGGTCAAGGAATACCGATCCATCGGCCCGGCCGGCGAACCCGCCGCGCGCATGATGGAACAGGATCTCGCGCGTGCGGAAACGGCGGCAGCCAGCGGCGACGTTATCGCCATGTTGCGCGCCTACACCGCCCTGCAGGGCTGGACGGGCTGACATGTCACCCCTCCGCCCCATCGGCCACATCGCCGGCAACCTGCAAATCCTCGCCGTCAGCGCGTGCTACCGCGTGCGCCTGGCGAACGATGGCCAGCGCTACCTGTGCTGGGTCGATGACGACGGTTGCGTGTACCTGGCGCTCACCCACCACCCGCGCGCCGCCGCCGTGCGGCGCCACTTCCCCGAGCATGTCGTGCGGATCTACGGCAAACCCAAGGCCGCGCCGTTCCCGCTCACCGCCGCCGACATCATCAACGACCTGCAGGAAGCGCGCACCGCGCAGGCCAGCCGCCACATGCGCGAAGCACAGATGGAGGCCATGTCAGCGTGAGCAAGCCACCCAACACCACCACGCTTGAGTCGCGCCGCCAGTCCGCCGCCCTGCTGCGTGTTACCGGCGAATGGTTCTGCCAAAGCGGGGCGCACTACACCAAGGCCGAGCAGGTCCGCTGGCGTGGCCGCCGCATCTGCGTGCCCTGTCGCGACCGCCTGGTCGCACTCACCAAAAAGCAGCGTGCCCGATGACCCACCACACACCCGAACATATCCAGCGCCGGCTGACCCTGCTGGCCAAGGCGGCGTCCGACGCCACCGCCAGTTCCCTCCAGCTGAACGTCGCATTCATCAACGCTCGCGCGGCCCGCGCCGACCTCGGCGTGCTGCACGAACTCGAGGCGGCCAGCGCCGCCATCACCCGCGCCACCAAGCGCGCCGAAATCCAGCGCCAGCGCCTGCTGCGCAAAGCCCACCGACAGGGAGTAACCCCGTGAATCCAGCAACCGTCATCCACATCGGCACCGTGCACCTGCATGTACCGTCGCTCGCCACCCTGCTGAGCAGCACCGATCTTGCTATCGGCATGGGCTTTGCCCATCCGGCCGAAGAACCCACCGGCACCGTCATCGACCGCGCCACCGGCCTGATGTGGTCCAAGGCCACCATCGCCAAGGGCAAGACCTGGGCCGAAGCCAAGGCCGCGGCCGAAGCCGTGCGCCTGGGCGGCTACACCGACTGGCGCCTGCCCACCCGCGCCGAGCTGCTCACGCTGGTCGACGACACGCGCAGCAATCCCGCCATCGACACCAGCCGTTTCGATTGCGAGAGCGACTGGTACTGGACCTCCACGCCGCTAGCGTCGTCCCCCTCGGGCTGCGCGTGGTACGTCAGCTTCAACCTCGGCGGCGCCTACTGCAACCGCCAGGACGGCGACGGGCGGGTGCGGGCGGTGCGGTCGGTGTCGTCGCCGGCGTCCGGTCAGTAATCGGCCTTTTGGCTGAGTAGCCCCACCATGTCCTTTTCCCTCCCGCCCATCGTGAAACTCGCCGAACGCCTGCTCGTGGATATCGAGCAGGCCGTGCGGCGGTTCGCTCGTTTCCACAAATACAGCTTCGGCGCGGACCTGCGCGCCCAGGCCATGAAAGTTGCACGCCTGGCGCATCGCGCCTGGCGCGATCGCACACGGCAGGCGGAATGGGTCGGGCAACTCGTATGGGCCGTGGACGATCTCAAGTTGTCCATGCAACTCGGCAGCCGCATCCGCGCCTTCGCCAGCTTTCGCCAGTTCGAGCAGCTCGCCCGACTCGCCGCCGACCTCGGCCGGCAGACGGGCGGCTGGCATCGTCAGCTGCATCCCAATGTCCAGAATGGCCCGCATCGAATCGCCGGCCAGCGTGACCAGATACTGAGTTCCCACGCCACCCCAGCCAGGGTCAAGCCATGACGAAACCGCGCCAACCCACCATGGGCCGTGCGGAAGGGTCGCAAGCGCGCGGGATAGCGTCGTCCCCCTCGGACTACGCGTGGAACGTCAACTTCAACAACGGCAACGCCAACTACAACCACCAGAACAACAACGGGCGGGTGCGGGCGGTGCGGTCGGTGTCGTCGCCGGCGTCCGGTGAGTATCAGGGTGCACCACAAGACGAGGTCAGCTTCCGCGACCTCCACTGCGCCTGGCAGCGCGCACGGCGCCAGAAGGTGCCCAGCCAGAACCAGCTGCAGTTCGAATCCCAGTGGATCGACGGCCTGCTCGACCTGCAACAGCAGATCAACGCCGGCCAATGGCAACCACGCGCCACCACCTGTTTCATCGCCACCAAGCCCAAGACACGGCAGATCCACGCGCCCGACTTCGCCGACCGCATCGTGCACCACTGGCTGGTGCCGCAGCTCGAAGCCGTCTACGAACCCGGCTTCATCCACCACAGCTACGCCAACCGCACCGGCAAAGGCACCCACGCCGCCGTCACCGCGCTGCGCACCATGGTGCGTCAGGTGCATAGCGGCCAGCGTGGCGGCTGGTACTTGCAGCTCGACATCCGCAACTTCTTCAACAGCGTGCACCGCCCCACCCTGTACCGCCTGCTCAAGCAGCGCATGCAGCGCCGCGGCGTGCCCCTCACCGTCCAGCGAGTCACCCATGCCCTGCTGCGCCAGTCCGTCGAGCACCAGGGCGTGGTGCATCGCTCCACCGCCGCCGAGCGCGCCCGCGTGCCGGCCCACAAACGGCTGGAAAACGCGGCGCCGGGCTGCGGTCTGCCCGTCGGCAATCTATCGTCGCAGTTCTTCGCCAACGTCTACCTCGACGCGCTCGACCAATTCGTCAAGCGCACGCTGCGCGCGCCGCGCTACCTGCGCTACGTCGATGACTTCGTGCTGGTGCATCACAGCCGCGACCAGCTGCAGCGGTGGCTGGACCAGATCACCACCTTCCTGCGCGACACCCTGCGCCTTGAGCTGAAAGCCGACATCCGCCTGCGCCCGCTTACCGACGGCATCGACTTCCTAGGCTACGTCACCTACCCCACCCACACCCGCGTGCGCCGCCGCGTCGTGCAACACGCTGCCACCGCGCTGGCCACCTGGCACCGCACCCATCGCACGCCCACCGGCGTGCGCTGCACTCCGGCCGCATTCCGCCAGCTCGGCTCCATCTGGGCCAGCTACCAGGGCCACTTCGCCCGCGCCGACAGCTGGCGCCTGCAGCAGCACTTCCACGCCCGCCATCCGTGGCTGGCCCCGCTCACCAACACTCCGCGCCGCTTCGACCACCGCATCGAAGGGCGGCGCATCAGCTTGAGGATTTCCCAATGAACAATGACATCCGGGTTTTCGAGGTCAACGATTGCGACTGGTACATCGGCGCCGGCACTCCGGAAGAAATCATGGCGGCCTATACCAACGACACCGGCGTCACGCTCGACGACCACGGCGGTCAGTTGCCGGCGCCGCTCAGCGACGAAGCGCTCGACACCCTGCTTTACCACGATTTCGACGACAACGAACAGCCGCTGGGAACGTCCCGCACGTTCCGGGAGCAGCTCGCGCTGGAAATCGCCAAGGGCGGCGAGTTCCCCCGTCTTTTCGCATCGACGGAATACTGACCGATGGCCGGCCTTGAAACCCTACTCACTCAGTTAGCGAAACACGGCAAGCCGTCGCTCAGCATGCTTAATACAGGTTGGCACTGCTCCGTCGAAATGCACATCGCCGCGGCCGGCGCAAGTTTCACTGTCCGGAGTGACTTCGGCCTCACCACGCCGATCATCGCGGCGGAGCAGTGTGCCGAGCGCATCGCCATCATGCTTCGCGGTTTCGGCGGCGGCGACACCAAGGCCATCACCCATGGCTGACGGCTCGCGCCAATCCGGTTTCAACTTCCCCGCCAAGCCGCTGGCGTCGGCGCTACGCGCTGGCGAAATCGTGGTGGATTTCTTCGCCGGCGGCGGCGGCGCCAGCGAAGCGCTGCGCCAGGCGCTGGGCCGCGACCCCGACGTCGCGGTCAACCACGACGCCGACGCGCTCGGCATGCATGCCGCCAACCACCCATTCACGCGGCACATGGAAGCCGACGTGTATGCCGTCAACATCGTGCGCGAAGTCGCCGGCCGCCCGGTTGGCTGGTTCCACGCCAGTCCGGACTGCACGCATTTCAGCCAGGCCAAGGGCGGCCAGCCGCGCGATCGCGCCACGCGCTCGCTGAGCTGGGTCGTGCCCAAGGTCGCCGGCTCGCTGGCGCGCCACGGCCTGGCCCCGCGCATCATCAGCCTGGAGAACGTACGCCAGAT